GTAATTAAACGGTCTGGAACGGATCGACGATTAGGTGATGTAAACTTCTCGCACGTTCCACCTACTTTTTTGATTTGATCGCACAGGTATTTTTCAATTTCTTTTTCAAGCATTTTTATTCCTCAATGTAAAATAAACTCAGACGAAAAAATTATCGTGAGTTTCTATTCTTTGTAGCCAACACCTTTTAATACTTCATTTGCTTTAGTGTAGTAATAATAAAAATTAACATCCTCTGGAAAAGCATTTGGCAAATTCATCAATGGACGACAGCCTTGTGA